TCACTTAACTAAAGCGTTATCCTCTTCAACAATTTCATTAACATTCTTTACAGGTTTGATCTGATTACTTTCTGCTTTCAATCTCCCCAACTCCATAGATACATCTGTTGTATATGGACTGTGTTCAAGCATGGACTCTAAGCTAATGCCATTCAATAGACGTAGCTCCTTCAAGTCCTTCACTCTCTCGCTCTCATTAGATGGTCTGTTGTACTTGAACAGCAATGACAACGAAGCATACTGCTCATCCGTGATAGTCACACCTCTAAAGCTTAATAGCTTACGTATCTTGTCATAGCGTTCCATCATACCCTCACGAATATAGCTTTCATTCTCACTTGCTTTAACCTCAGCCAATCCGAATAGCATAGTAATAGATACCTCAGACAGGTTGCTAATATCGCTCTTATTCATAGATACAGCAGGAGTACCAGATACATCTAATAAGCTCTGATTTAATTGATTATACAAAGCTTCAAATGCTTTTATATCCAGATCATTACTCTTGAAATCAAACGTGCTGCCATCATCTAAATGGACTCCACCAGATACTAGCTCTTTAGGAATACCGCCAGTAGTTAAGCGTTGCCCTGTGATAACTGGAATACCTTGAAAATGAGTATAAGTAGCGTCTACTGTTTTTGACAATAGCAACTCCATGTTATCTAAGATGATAATGAAATCATCTAATACGCTAGAACCTTCAATATCACTGTATTCATTGTGAGAATGATAATGGATAGGGAGTCCAGAAAGATTGGCATACTGAGCAGATAGCTTCATAGAACCACCTTCATTATTGTATTCCTTCACAACATCATCTTCATAAAGCGTATAGTATGAAATTCCATCAAATACATAAGATTGTACGAAAGCGATCATTTCATTATGGTGATTATAAATAGGAGTACCTTCATCTGCCGGAATAATTTTAGAATCAATATATCCCTTCTTATTTACAAAGACGTATTCGGCACACGAACCGAATTTGAGCAAATTGGATAATATTTTCAGGTTTTTGGCATTATACTTTCCTAGCTTATTTACCTTGTTCAATTCATCAATCATTTTTTCATTTCCTGTTAATACAACATCATTTTTCAATAGAAACTGTATATGAAACTGCAATAAAGTTTTTGCAGTATTAAGGACAATTTTACGGGGAGTAATTCTTTCACCGTTATACATGAAAGATGGCAAGTTTTGAATCTTATGATTGCCCATCAGATAATCTTTCTTAGCTTCCACATTCATCAATCGCTGCTGATTCGCTACTGTGTTTACTTCCTCAACGAACCAGTGTTCATTGTTTCTGTGCTTTGCTTTTACATATTGTTCTAAGTTCATTTGAACACCTAACTTTCTAATTTGTGTACGCCTGTTAGACGTACCATTTTCCTTCTGCCATAGCCACGTTCGCTAATGTCATACTGATTACTAAATCATCTTTATTTTTATCTCCACGCTTGTTCCCTAGCTTTCCATCTTTTTCAACGTAGATTGTCATTTGCTCTAGCAGCGTTTTACATTCAATGTTAATCATGCCTGTTTCAAAGTTTTGTCTGAACAGGGATATAGCTATCTTCTTAGTGCTTTCTGTTGTTAAGAATCCTAGCTTTAATTTCTTTTTCCCTCGTTCATCAAAGGACCTCATTTTGTACAGATTCATGTATTCATATACTTCTCTCAATTGCTGTAAAACTACTGAACCGTAACTATTTCTCTCTACACAAATAAAGCTGTAGTTATAATATCTACCGATTGTGTCAATGATCTCAGCAAAATCATGAGGACTAACTTTATTAGAGAAGAAAGCTAATACTTCCTGACCTTCATCATTTAGCATGGTTAGAGTTGAATCATCTCCACCAACGCCAGCAGCAACGTCTACACCTGAGTAATAGCGTTTGCTTCTTTTTGGTAAATGGTAGATTTCTAAACCACGACCAATAAAGCGATAAAGAGATTGAGGGATTTCTCCGTCAACTTCATCACGACTTAAAGGGGTTATTAAGTGTTCCATGCGTTCTAATACTTTAGATTGCTTAAATAATCCATTGCCAGAAGCAACAAAAGCTTCATATAAATTAGATGGGTACTCTTGATGAAACTCTTCTAAATCCATATCTAATAGCTTGAACCTTCTCCACATCAATGAACGGATAGCACAACCTTTTTCATGCAGTATCTTTTCATCATCTTCAAAATCTTTTGGTGACATTCGATTGCCTTTATTGGTTGATTTAAACCATGCTTCGGCTTCGTCCATTTCTGTTTTCCACTGTTTCAAATACAACTTATGATAAAAAGGAATGAAGTACATTTTAAATCGACTCTTGCCCTTATCAGCGTTCATACAAAGCTCATGAAAACTGTTCATACCCTTTGCTGTACTTTCAATAATCAATCTACTGTGCTTCCCTTTAGCTAGTGACTGGATAACTGATAGTAACTGCCTGTCAATGTCATTGTAGAAAGCAAGCTCTGACAATAAGCAGAAATCAATCGTAATTCCTCGGCCAATATCTTTATCGCCAGCAGTAGTTGATGTAATACGTGAACCATTCTCAAAAAATAGCTCTGATCTGTTCTCCCTTTTAACTCTAGGGAAAGCATTAGGATATTTCTCTCTAGGTAGCGTCTGGTTCATATCTTTGAGCTTGTCGAATAGCGATTTAGCAGAAGCTCCTAAATAAGAAACAATTAAGATATTCTGATTAGGAACTGTACAAGCCAAATGCAAAGCTTTAGCCAGCATATAAGTAGTAATTCCTGCTTGTCGGCTCTTAGGCACAACTAGAAACTTATTACTTCTAAGCATTTTCTCAATGTCTTTCTGAGCTTCATTAATAGTAAACTTCTGACGCTCACCATCATTATTCTGTATTTCTACAAAGTTCTTAGCGAACGCTTCAAAGTTATTCATAACAGCTTGTAATTTATTCTCTGGTTTCTTCTCTTTTACTGCTACCATCTATTACAACTCCAAATCATCAAATGAATCGGAAGTAGACGGTTTAGTATTGCTTGCTGCCTTGTTAAAAGTTCTAATTTCCTTTTGAATCTGCAAGAGTAATTTAATACTCTTTTCATCAGCGTCATCAGCAACAGCACGTTCAGCAGTCATCTTATAAACTTTTTCTAAATCATTGGCAAACTTTGATTCCAGGAACAAACTTAACAACCGCAAATACTGTGGTGTTCTTTCCCACTTGATGTACTCATTAAATGATTTTACTGCTAACTTCCGCATAATCTCTTCTTCTGATTCCTTCTCTTTGTTCTGGTTGTAGCTCAGATCATGTCTCCAATCAAAATACATTCGCTTTTTCCAACTGAGTTCCTTTAATGCTTCATATATATCCATATTCCCATTCTCCTTCTGATTTTTTGCACAAAAAAAGAATGGTCAAATTCACCATTCTCTAAAATGCACTATTTTTAATTGCTTCTGCTCTTTCTTTTTCAGAGATTGCAGTATGATAACTAGAATTGTTGCTATAAACTTGCTCAGAGCGTTCTTTTATCGTGAGTTTATCCTCATTTATAATATCTTGCGAAACTTCAATACCTATCAAATCTAAAAGAACAAAGGTATTTAAGCGATAAAATTCTTTTTCTACAAAGCGTGTGTCTTGATAATCCTTTCTCTTTTGCTTCTGCAATGTGAGGGAGATTGGACGATTAAAATATGCTTCTAACATTTCTGATCTGCTAACTTCTCTTGCAAGAGATTTATCAAGAATCTTAATACCAATTGTTTTGTAAAAATATTGTATTTTATGATTATCCGCTAAATACTTATTAACTACCTTTTGGCATTCAAAGTATTCTACATTTTTATACTGGGAATTTATTTTCTGAGAAATATAGCTATTGTAGTTTAATTCCATTTCTTCAACCAACTCTTTAACCTCACTTTTGACCTGTTCATAAAGTTCCTCGGACACATTAATAAAATCATTGTCCAACCCTTTAAAAACATAATGTATAGTTGATTGGATTTTATTATCTTTAGACAATCTATTAATAGCACTTTGAACAATGCTAGTATTTCTCTTGTCGATAGTATCAAAGAATTTATTAACCACATTTACAGCATTGAAAAAAGCAATTCCTTCTGAGTGAACGTTTTCAATTAGTGATTTCATTTCTTCTTTATCCACATTGTAGAGGTTATAAAGTTCAATCTCCTTTACCCAATTTCTTAAAGGACGATTTCCACCATTTAATTTAACTAACTTGCTAAAAATAAATTCATCTAAGATAAAATCATCAGCAGTAGGTTTTCTACTATTGCTCTCTCGTCCATCTTCCTTTTTAACTCTTTCGATTCTTAAATCACCAACTAAATGCCTTCTCTTCTTTCCTGAGAAAGGTTTATTTGTTTTGGGATTAGTGGCAAGTTCAACATCATGATGAATTGTCACTAAAAGTTTTTGCAATGCCTGAACAGATTTCATATTTGTGAACCGATCAGCAGATTTATAAGTTTCAAGCAATCCTTTAGCTTCTTCAATTCCCATATCAATACAATATTCTACTGCTTCTAAGTCGTTCATTCCGTCTACAAATTCCATTAAGATTCTCCTTTTACGTCTACAAGTTATTTTTTATTTGATTGCCATTCTGACAGCAAATTATCTAAAGATTCATTTCTAGTAAAGACCCATAGGGTACGATTGGTTTTATGATGAACCATTTCATGAATTGGTTCTATGCCATGCTGTGTTAAAAATTCTTTTTGCTTATAGCTAAAGCAATTGTAATTGCCGACTCTCATATTTATCTCTCCATATCTTTATAATATTCATTTTGCGAACTAATCAAAACTGTTATATAAAGAATATATATTTTATAACAGTTTTGAAGTGTTCGCAAATGGCATAAAAAATTTTATAGTTGGGGTGTGGGGCTACAAAAATAGATGTGCAACATCTATTGCCCCACCTTTAACATATAATCATCTAAAGCTTTTTGTAATTCAGCACATTTTACATATAGAGTAAACGTGTTTCCGTCTTTAATACTGTTTGCCTTAATGATATATGGAATACCTTTCTCTTTAAGAAACAATGACAGAGATTTCGTGTAGCAATAAAAGAAATCTGTACTGGTAACTTCATCTAATCGTTTCATATTGATTCTCCTTTCGTTCAGAAATCATAATCTTTCTCTTATTGATAAACGCATAACTGAAAGCTCTCTGCATTGTCTGAGCGTCTAGTTCATTCCATTCAATAGTTCTAGCAGCAAACTTTTCAAACCTCTCAAATGAAGCTTCTGGAAGCTCTACAGAGAATCCTAAATGCTGTTCATACCACTCTAGGTTTATCGTCTGTTCCCATCTAGCAGTTAAGTCAGGATTGTTACCAGAAGATTCAAAGCTCAGTTTGCCTTTCTTCTTGCCTGATTGGTTCAATCTAATACTAATATCCAATTCAGCACGTAGCATGAACCAATACATTTGATCTTGTGTAAACATATCCAATACTTCAACCAATTCCATCATGCCAAACTTCTCTAAATAAGATAAGAAAGTATCTCTGTAGCGTTCATCATAATAACCTTTGAAACCTACATCTGTGCAAAGAAGGATTAACTTGCCCTGAGTTGATTCAGGAAGTGGAACATTGTACATAGCATAGAGTTGAATTAGCGTACTCATAGCAAATTTATCTGTATAACGTCCTCTGTGAACGCCTGAGACGTTATTAATATTGGCTGACTGTACATTGATGTAACTCGATTCGTCTGAGCGTACCATGTGATTATCAAAACACTTGCCTTCTTTCAAAGCACAATCTACTCCGATAGCTTCACGCTGATCTGCTGCATTAATTTTATTGACGCTGTGGAAACTGTAGAACGTATTTACTTCTAATCCGAAATGGTGTTTCAGGAACATACAGGACAATAAGCTGTCCATATCGTTTGTCATAATTAAGTTCTGTTTCTCATTGTCTAATTCATTTGTCCATTGTGGGTAAAGCTCTCTGATTTTATTCTGCATGATGAATGATTCATCAAGTTAGTTTCCTGGGGTTATTGCTTCCTTTTCCTCACTGCATTTCTATAAATACAGAAACAGGCGACTGCCTACTTAGAGAAAAAGGAAAGCTAAGTTGATTCCGTCATTTATACAACTCCTTCTCATAGTGGATTCTCTTTTATGTGATTAGTATCTCTCGATAAACTCTTTGTACATAACCTGTTTATTGACATCTAGATTAGATTTATCATTTTCCCATAAGCTCAACATGGCAATGCTGCAATGTATATACTCAGCAATTTCACGTAGCTTGATTCCCTTTTTTCTTCTAAGTAGAAATAGTTCGATCTTCTCCATTTTGATTCCCTTCTTCCCATTTAAATTTTTGATTTTCATGTATTAAAAAAAGACACTCACCAATTAAGGTAAGTGCCAATAAGATTAAGCTACTGTCAATACTGCAACAGCTTTCTTGCTTCCAACTTTCAAAGTGCTTTCAGCTACAACTTGTCCTTTAACATTATCGCCAGTTTTAGCTAAAGGTTCGAAATGAGCGTCACGAAGGTTAGCAATATCTACATAACTGTCATTGAAGAATACAACTTTGTCAGCAGGAACGTGCTTAGACAATACGAAGTTTACTCGGCCATAGTTAGTATTGATTGATTCAACAAGCAAACCAAAGTCAGTAGTAACGTGCTGGTATCCGTATTTGTCAGCATAGATAGCGTCAACTTGTTCTTTCAGTGAAGCGTTAATCAGAGCGTATACAGTTCCTTCTGCAAGGTCTTGTGACCATAGGTTCTGCATTGCTTTCTTAACGTCTGCTTCTGTGATAGTAGCTGTAACTGCAACAGCGTTAGCAGCGTCAGCAAATTCAATAAGACCAGACATTTGACGTTTGAATGGCGTTGCAGAACCGTCAGCTTTAAGACCATTGATAAATTTCTTCTCCATATTGATTTTCAATTCAAGAAGTCGATCATTAATCTCTTCAGCGAATTGAACAGATTTCATAGCTTCTGCTGTGCCAGAAATAGAAGCACCTTTTTTGAAGATTTCTAGAACGTTGCTAAGTTCAGCGCGTGCTGTTTCGTAGAAAACAATATCGTCTCCACCTTCAAGAGCAGAAAGATCTTCTGCATGGTCAAGAGTTTTTTCTCTCCATGTATAAACTGTAGACAAAGCTTTCTCAACATTTCCTTTTGCCATTAGCAAAGAAGTGAAAGGAGTTGCCTGAACTCCGATAAGTGCGATTTCTTTAGATAGTGATACTTGTTCTGCTTGTGTGAAGTTGCTTGATTTAAACATAATGTATATTTCTCCATTCTAATTTTAAGTTTGTTGGTGGCAATTAGCCACCGCATTATTTGAAAAAGTTAGCTAGTTTGTTGCCAATCATTGATTTAGTATCTTTATTTTGTTCATGAATCGTATATGCGTCCTGCTTAGTGTTATCTGCCGGTTTATATGAGAGAGACACTTTAATGTCATTTACAATAGCTGTAAGTTTCTTAACCATGTCAGGAAGTTGTTTAGCGTCTGTAATATTGATTACATCAGCGAACATATCCAAACCTTTATCTTTAAGCTCTGCTTTAACTTCACGCTGTAGCAATTCTTGTTCACGTTTCTCAAGATTCTTTTCGACTTCATCTAGTGTGTCATTTGTTTTATCAAGAGTTTCTTCAAGTTTTTCTTCTGCGTTAGGTTTAACTTCTTCTTCAAGATTGGCTTGAATCTTCTTCTGGTCTGCAATAATCTTTTCTGCTGAATCAATTCCACCTTCAACATAATCAGTGATTGTCTTTTCTGTAGCTAATTGAGTAGTTTGTTCTGTTTTGTTTTCCATAATGATTCTCCTTTTGGTTAGTTAAATTTGACCTGTACTGCTTCTCTAGCAACAACGGGTTTGCCAAAATAAATACCGCTAAACTCATAGATAAAATCTGAGTCAGCGGTATAGTCATAAAAGTAATTTCCTTGCGATAAATCAATGACTCCTTCTGTGATTGTTTCCACAACAAGTTCTTGCTTATCATAAATAACTAGCTTTACACTTTCAGGATTAATAGCATTGCCATTGAAATCCCTAAACTGTACGTTTAATCTCACTGTGTCATTTCTTAACATTAAATCACGCTCGTTTCTGTTGCGTTTTCTCTTATATCTGTATCTGATTTATTTGTAATTGAATTAATATTTGATTGATTCTCCATGATGTAAACCATTGCATAGACAGGACGCTGAATATCTACTGGAACGATAACCTCAGTAATAATACTGAATGGCTGCAAGTCCGATTCTACTGATCTGATAGCTTTCACTTTTCGTTCAATAGTAGAACCAATTCCAGAAACATCAGAAGAAATAATGTGAGTTTTGATATTAGCATTAGCTAACACTTCAACGTTGCTCACAATATCGTCTATCATTGATTCTGCAATAGCTGTGGCTCTCTTAGAGACGTTTGAAGTGATTGGTTGAGTAGTTGTGACAACTGACTGCAACTGACGCTTTGAGCGATTGAGAAAGCTTAAAACGATACCTGAATGACTTGTTACGGTTACTGTAACTTTCTTAGCAGGAAGAGACGGAACACCAAAAGCTTTAAGGAATGGATAATCAGCGAAACCCCATATTGCTGAATCAAATCCAACTAAGTTAACTGAATTTGCAAATTGAGAAGTTGTTAATCCTGTTCCACCTGAGCTAGTTGGATATATGTCTGTATTGAAGTAAGAGTTAGTCGTGTTTGCTACTACTACTGTTGAGCCGACAACTCCACCTGCTAATTGAGGTGCTGTTATTGGACTATAAGAATAAGAAGTTGTGACAAAGCCACTTGTAGAAACTATATGTCCTACAATTCCTCCTACACGCCCCAAAGAATTAATAGAAGCGTTTGACCAACTATTAGAAATCGTTCCTCCTGAGTGCCAACCACATATTCCACCTTGACCATATTGCCCATTTAAAACGCCTGTGGAATAACATTGGTCAATAAAAGAAGCACCAATCATCTGACCAGTTATGATTCCTGAATAGTTAGAAGTTTGAGAGTTTACATTAGCGTCAACTACACCTAACTTCTTAATCGTTGCGTTTTCGATATAGCCAAATAGACCAGTATAAGTAGCGTTTCTATTAACCTTTAAACCTCTTACTTTAAAACCATTGCCATCTAAAGTTCCTTTAAAAGCTGTGGTTGATGTACCAATTGGAACAAAATTTGTGTAGCTAGTAAGAGAAATATCATTCATTAAGATGTAATAAGCTGTCAGGTTATTTCTAATAGAGTTAAATTCTACTGCTGTAGTAATTTGATAAGGACTAGCTTGTGTGCCTGAACCTAGCATATAACGTCACCTACAATACTTGCGGTACTTGTAGTTTGTGAATAATAGTTAATTCATCATCAGCAGATTCAAAAGTAAAACTTGTGAAGCTTTCTGTAGCAATTGCGTTAATTCCTGTAGCTGAATCAAATACTACTGATCTGCCAACTACTTGATTAGCGAATTTAGCGTCTGAGCCACTGATAACGACTTTGTATTCAATTGTCTGAGTTGTGCCTGTTCCTGTGATTACAAGACCGTCAGCAGTTCCAAAACGTTTTAAAACTGTACCTGTTGGTGTGCGTACTTCTAAGTAGTTCCAATTCGCTAAAATAAACTCACGAATTTTTTGATAACCGTATTGGTTAATCTCTGCCATAAAAAATGACCTCTTTTCATTTAAATGTTTTATTGAAATTTTTGATTAGTAAGCATAAGAAAAAGAACCTCTAATGGCTGTAAGAGGTTCTTTCATGGGGGAACTATAATAGTTAAAGCTGAACAGAGGTCTTGACTCCTCATTAGTGTTCATTATGTGTAGTAAAAATAAATTACGCATATAAATCTGGAGGAAAAATATACGTCAGTGAGAAGTAAAAGGTTTGACTCTTTTACCCCTACACTGTACCTAATTATAAACAATAAGTGTTACGTTCTAGTGTTACTAAATAGCCAGCTTTTCATCATCAGCTAGTTTTGATTTTGTCTGAATCCGTTTCAATCTATTTTTAAAAGTTGATTCTTTCATATCCATCTGAGAAGCAAAAAACCTCTTATTGAATCCAATGATATTTCCATCAATATCAAACGTGAATGGCTCAATATTAATAGCGTTGATTTCTTTCTGAATCATATCCTTCAAGCTAAAGTAAAAATTTAATTGATTAGATGTAAGCTTACTAACATTAATCTTTAAAACGTTATCTGCTTTTGTCTTAATAAATTTGTTCTTACGAATATCCTCTTTAGTTACATAATACTTTTCACCGTTAATATTATGAACTTTTGTTCCTAGCAGTTTTGTAAGCTTCCGATCAACTTTACGCTTTGTGCTAATTGCTATGAATCCAATAATTTCATCTTCTTCTCTACTCAAATCAACGCTAGGAAGAACCTCATTAAGCGACTCTAAGATTATAGGTGTATACTGGTCAACTAATTTGCTCTTTGCTCTATTAATTGCAGGGAGAATATTTCTAAATTCCATAAATTCCTGATAGACAGTTCCTTTGCCAATTTTATCCCAAACTTTAGCAGGTACTTTGTCAAAATCATCTTTGTGATAATGAAATCCATGTTCTACAAATGTGCTGTAAATGGTGTGCAAAGCGTCACCATCATAAATTTCATGTTGGCTGCCTTCAAATAAATATTTCTTTCTCATACCATTAGCTTTCTTAGTGTATCTAGCTATCCAGATTTTAATATTCCTTGCCATACGATATTCAGCAGTATTCTTTTTCACTGTATACTTTGGTCGCCAGCGATTGAATGTTAATGTGTAATGTCCATCTTCTTCATTGTAAAATTCCTGTTCAACTTGCGTACAGATCATTGTAGTTTTAACCATATCGGATAGAGCTAATTCTAATAGTTCTGTCGTAAAATCGTATTTCCCCTGTTGATGTGCTTCAATCTTCTCTTTAAAATTCATTTTGTTTCCTCTTCTCTTTTGAGTATATCCCCTAATAAAAGAGGACTACCAAAAAAGTCCATATACTTTTATTCTAGGTGTGCAACATAATTCTATCAAGGCGATTTAAAAATAAATTATAAATTCTATTGTCGTTCTTTCTGGTTTTCAATTTCTTCCCTATTTCTTAGATAGTAAATTGCCATTTCTGCTAATGTTTCTTTAATTGAATGAACATTTTCGGGATTTACTTTTTCAGGTACAGTGTATCCTTTTAGTTTTATCGTATTAGTTTTTCCCATAAAGATTCCCTCTTTTCTCATTTTCATTTTTATGTTCTTCATTCTCAACTTTATCTGCATAGATTTCTTGTATTCTATTACCTAATCTAGTTATCGTTTCTTCTGGAACTGCTTTAGAAACTACATCTTCAAACTGTTTCTTATATGCTTCACTCTTAATAATCACAGCCATTTTAAAACCCCTTTCACTAATAAATAAATTATAATATTTACCTTGTCATAAATTACATATATTACCATTTAACTTAACTTTTATACTACAGTGATATGTTTTTGTTGTCCAATAAAACTCATATTTTATTTAAATATTTAAATGGGAATCCATTCTTTCAATATCTTGTTTTGATCTGCCTGTTTTCTATTCTCCTGCCTAGTGATTATCTCTGCCTTTTTGTTTTTAATCTCTTGACTCTCACGCTTTTTCGACAGCAGAATTGGAGAAGAAATAGGAAGTATCGTGGAATTGTTACCTTTGCTCAGACATAGGAATAAATCTAATATCTGAGCAAAAGCAACAATTACGTTTTCAACAGCGTCATTGTGTCGAAATGAGGTTTTTAACGTCCTCGCTCAATTGGAAGCTTTCACTTCTCATATTCCCATACAATTATCGTCCTGTATGAATCCAGAATATGATTACCGCTACCTTAGTAGACCCGATAATCCAACCGTACAGTTAAAGGTCGCACTCACCTGTTCTTCCAACGAGCAAACGAGGAAACTCTTAATGTTGGATATATCCCCATTTTTGCTGTAGTTGGGATTCTTGACGTAGGATTTTTAATGAGGTTTGAACGGCAATCCCCTCATGACTACCCCCGAAAAAAGACAATACTTAACAACCCTTGCAAAATCGCATTTTTTGCGATAACATGAAGGTACAATTTTGAATACGGGAGTATTCTATATTTAGTTAAGGAGATTAGTGACTGCAATCACTGATCTTCTTTTTTTTATGCCTATAAATATTCTCTTAAATTGCTTGCCACTTCATTTATATCTAAATCTAAATACTGAGTAGTTACCGCTAAATTTGAATGTGACAAAGCTTTTGAAATCAAAGCAATATTTGCCCCTTTGTTAAGAAGCTCTTTAGCGTACCCTCTTCTAATTGCATGAGGATTAATATTCTCCAATCCAAACTCCCCACTATATTTATGCAATCTCTTAGAAATGATATTGTTAGTAGATTTTGTATTAACTCCTGTACCTTTACGACTGATAAAAAGATAATCATTATTTTGATTATATCTAGCTCTGATTTTTTCATTCTGCTGAATCAATACTTTAAACAGCTTTACCATTTGTTCATCAATTGGTAGCTGCAAGAGTTTATGATTTTTTAGAATTGAACCATCAAGGTTTAACATTAAATTTTCATAGTCAATGTGCTTCTCTTCTAACTGACCTAAAGTTTTAATCCTGACTCCTGTTTTAAAAAGCGTTATAACTGCTACAGCGTCTCTTAGACCAATAAAAGTGTTCAGATCAAGCAGAGATAGCAAAATGCTTATATCGTTGCTTGTAGACCCCTTTTTTACGCTTTTATCCACTTTAATATTAATTGGCTTCCAAAAGTTCTGTTCATACCAACCATTATCAAAGCACTTAGATAATATAGCTTTTAAGCATTTTAAACGTGTGAGCTTAGTTTGATTAGATACAGCCATTGAGCCGAGCCATTCATAAATAGTGTCAGATGTTATTTCATTCAGATATGTAACACCTGTAACCTTCATTAAATGCTTCATGTGCAATTGATAATCGCTGATTGTCCTCTTCCTAAATCCGCTAACTTCCATCTGCTTAACTAAAATTGATAAAGCTTGCTCAATAGATAAAGATTTTTTTACTTTTACATCTTTGTTTCTGACTAAATTTGATACATCTAGCGGTACATCAAACACACCACTTCTTTTAGACAC